CGCAATATACGCACGGTGGCATGAGCATGTTCGAGTATTCGCACACATGCCGACCGGAGCGTGTGCCGCAGAAGGTCAAGGACACCGCCGAGGAGCTGTATGAAGCGGTGATGTCGCAGGACAACGTGCCGTGTAACCTCGTGCGTACGGAGATCAACAGCGGCGGCCTCACCTACAATGAGGGCGGTCGTGGCAGGTCTCCGCGCTACGGCCTAGCCCCTGCGGTGGGCACCATCCTGAAATGGGGTGTCAAATCAACGAGCGCATATGACAGCTGGGTATATGATGTCGCTCGTGATGACGCACCTGGCATCAACTTCATCGGACGCCGCAACGGGCGTTTGCTCGTGAGGGATGGAGCTGAGGTCATCGCCTATCACATCGACGGGGCCACGCGCTATCTGGACATCTCCGCCCACTCCGACTGGGATCAAGCCGAAGCCCTCGTGGCCGGATCGTATGAGGTCATCGACATAAGGCGGGAGGTCTACACAACAGACATCCCCACCTATGATTTCGTCAAGATCACACCTCGTCAGTACGCTCTCTTGCACAACGAGCAGCTTGAGCCGTTCGTGTCCAAGCGGGGCGAGGACATGGTGCGCTTCGGAACGCACACCTACCCAGCCTCGAAGATGGATGATGCCACCGTGTCCACCGACGAGATGATAATGGGCACCGTCCCCATCATCCACATCTACCTCAGAGAGCTGGACAGCTAGACCTTTATCAGATAGTCATCCGGCTCTGGTTTGCCGGTGGCACGGCCAACAGCCACATACCGCAACTTGCCACTCTGAGCACCTGTGTAACGTCCCCAGATGTATCCATCTCGTGATACGTACCAATCATCGAGCACGACTGTCTGTCCCTTGGCATAGCTGGTGACGATGTTTCCGCTGAGGCCCGGAGCGTCCCGCACGTTGAGCTTGGAGACGGTGCAGCGATAGGTGCCGCCGAAACCAGAGCCAGCTTTCTCGGCCGAGCTAGATGCCGATGGGCTGGACGGCGTAGGGGCAGGTTGAGCAGGCTGTGGGTTCGTTGCCAGGATGCTGATGTCAGCTGCCGCCAGAATGGCGTCAGCGATGTCGGTGATGCGCGTGTCGAAAATGTTGCGGTCTTCAGCGTTGGAGATGAAGCCCACCTCGACGAGGCGGTAGTTGATGCCGCGTCTGGCAGCACGCTTCGGGTTTGCCAGATCGCTGCGCTTCACGATGGTCTGCGAACGTCCCGGAAGGATGGCGGACAGCTTGGATGCCAGGGCTTTATCGAAGTCATCGGCCTCGAAGCCCGCATAGATGATCACGTGGGCACCGCGTGCGCTCTCTCCCGCCCAATCACGATGCAGCTCCAACAGCATAGCGCCCTCTGGCAACGTGAGACTGTTGATGCCGCCATCCACGTACCAGTTGCGTGATGTGTCAAGCACTTCCACATCCGCGCCGCCGCGCTCTTTGATGATCGCCGCCAGCGCACGGACGCGCTCCTCCTCGGTCTGGCCTGCCGCGCAGGCTCCAGGGTCCCCTGCTCCATGGCCGCAGATGATGTATAGCTTAGCCAATCCAGTCCTCCCAGTGTTCAGGCGGCAAAGCCGCGTTTACATACCACATGCCGTCAAACTCATAAGCACCCACGCCGCTTCTGCGGGCCTCCTCGCGCTGCAGGGGCGTGAGGAGGGGCAGATCAACAGCAGGGAGCGTCTCTGGCTCTGGTGGCACCTCAGCGGGCGCGAGAAACCACGACCCGAGGCGTATGGCCATGACAAGGGCCACCATACCAAAGGCAAGCAGCGCCGCGATCAGCATCACGCGCCGCTCTTGACTGGCTGTAGGGCTACTCGTCTGTGCGTGTGTCGCCGTCATCAACCTCGACCTTGATGTCCGGGGCCGCTGGATCGTGAGCCTTCAGCTGCTTTATGAAGGGCAGAGTCGCGATCGATGGGTTGAGTACGCATAGGTTCTCGACGATGCTTATTAGTTCGATCAAGGCTATGAATGCGCACACAACGGAAACCGCCGGGAACTCCGGCACGATGGTGCCCGCGCCCTTTAGATAGGCGTCGAAATTGATCCACAGCACCGCGACTTCCCAGATGATCGCAAGGACGACCAACCCCAGGAATCCCGCTTTATGCCATAGCCCCTCGCGCATCTTGCCTGATTGGATGACACCCTCCTTTGCGGCTCCGCCGAAGCCGGTGATGATGTCGAACGCCATCAGCACGACTATCACCAAAATCGGCTGCCAGGCTATTGCTGTAACCCAGTCCACAATCTCTCCTTTCGCTCGTGACGGCCACATAATCCTCCACATGTCGCATCTCAGATGATGCGCCTGCTGTCACTCAAAGGAGGAGCTATGTACGAACTGAGCACCATCACCGAGATTTGCAATGACTACCTCACCGAGAAACGTGAGCGCAGAAAGCCCGATACCGTTTACGGCTACGAGTCATCCATCAACCGTCACGTATTGCCACGCTGGGGTGCGCTCAGGGTTAGCGAGATCACGCGTAAGGATGTGCAAGCGTGGGTTGACGAGTTGACACCATTGCGCGGACCATCAGGCGCAGAGAAGGCGTACAAATGCCTCAGACAGATCATCCGGTGGGCGATAGATGAGGGCTTGGAGGCCATAGACCCCACACGGAGGATCGAGATTACCCAAAAGCCTCAAGAGCCTCTCAACACGCTTACGCAGCGTCGCCTGAAAAAGCTTATCCGCGGCTTTGTCGGACATCTATTTGAACCGACCTTAATCCTGCAGAGCGCCTTGGGGTTGCGTCCCTCCGAGAACTACTATCTCAGCTGGGAATCCATCGACTGGCGCACTGGTGCGGGAGAGATCAAGGCCGGAGCAGCCATTGAGCACGTGGCTGAGATGATGGGACACAGCAATATCCAGACCTGCTACCGATACTACATGGAGATCACTGCTGCGACCAAGCGACGGGTGCAGCGCAGGCTTGCCCGATTGGTGCTTGGTAAAAGCTGCGATGACATGTACAAGGGCATCATCCCGCCACAGCCTGCACCGCAACCGGCGAGAGAGCTTCCGATGGCCGCGTGATTCCCTATCGCAAGAAGTACAGACACTCATTAGCAAACTCAGCAGACTGACATTTGCCGTGACTGATAAAGCTTTTCAAATAGGCATAACAAACGGAGACCTGTATGGGCAGCTATGGGCGCAAAGCGAATACGCGCAGATTACTATCCAGAAAAACGGGAAAACGATAATGAGTCGCACATTGTAGTTATTCCCTAGAACAGACCCGAACCCGCGTCGCTTTTTACACGAATGCCCTAACGTTTCAAGCTCATACAAGCAGGGTTGTCATCTCCCCCGAGCAACTGCGCAATGATCTAGGGCTGAACCTGGATGCAAAGGGCACCTTCGTTCCCGTATGTGAGTCTGAAGACCTGATGGCATACAGCGGCGGCTTTATGGCGGCTGCATCTTTAAGAGATGGTGCAACGATCCGGGTTCCAGTCTCGCAGGTGGTGCGCTATCGGTTGTGGGTAATATTCATCCCAGATTAGTTATTCCCTATTACAGGATGGAAGGCAGTCAGACCAAGGCCGGGTAGATTGTCCAGCCAATAACACAAGAGAGTCGGAAGTTATATCGTTCCCGAAGGCTTACAGATACCCTCCTTTAGTGAGTGTTAGCCTCGCATTTGACGGACTTATGACCCCTGAAACAGCGAAGGACATGGAGTTCACGCCCTTTTCCATCACGGAGACTGGCTTCCGGGTCAAAGTGCGCAATGGGGGCGCATTCGCTCACGCGGGCAAGTTCGATTGGCAAGCCTATGGTGTACTTGCTGTACAGGGCAAGCAATAGAGGCCTACATAGGATCAATTACTTGTTCGGTAAGTACCAAGCCCGGACATAGATTTCGTAAAGCTGCGAGTGGTTAGAAACGAAAACTGCCTGGTTGTATACAAAACCGCCCGAGCCTACGCTCATTGTAACTATAGGCTGTGATCCTCCCGCTGGGGTCCATGTGGTTCGGGGCCATGCTTTCAACATCTGGCGACCGAGGAAGTTACTAGCTGTTACTTTCCTGAAGGGTAATACTACGGGATTGGGTTGCCCGGTCGTTTTATTAATGTTGGTGACCGGGTTCACGGTGACGATCACGTCCTCGCAGGCTATTTCCATCTTTTGTGATAGGGAATCACAAAACTCCTTGTATGGCACCAAGAAATCAAGCAACATATTGGGCTGACCTGGATTGATGCCATTAAGCTCCACACTACAGAGAGGCATTTCCACCACAGTATCGCCAGCGTTCAGATCTCCTTCGATATAGGAGGGTGTGACGGGCGTTCCGGTGGTCTCCTCGCCCTTGAGCACACGGATATCCATGGTCTCTTGGGGCGCGGTTTCGATGTGTGCAACTACTAGGTCGGTACGCTTGTATCCAGGAGTTCCGGTCTCGATGGTGTATTCCTCATAATCAGAATCAATGGACCAATGAGCTCCGCAACACTGAGCATCACCAGACATGATGCGCAGGGTGTTCGAATCCACCATCGAGCAAGCGAAATTCCCACGACCCTTGAAGGCATAGGAGTCATTGCCGATATGCCCGGCGTTGTAGTGTCGGTCATTGTAGGATTCAACATGGTCTTCGCCTTGATGTGATGTGACCAGGTGTGGCATTGTTATCCCTTACTGTCCGAGGTACATGTAGTTCTGCATCTTCTGGCGCTGCTCCTGTCTAATGGCTTCGTATTCCTTTCGGCATTCGGGGCAGATGAGATACTTGATCGTCACTCCCATGACATCCTCCCAGGAAACTTCCAACCAGTCACTCCGGCGCTTATCTGTAGGGTTGAGGAATTCATTATGGGGCTTGCCGTCTTTGTGGGCTTGAGGGCTTCGGTCACAGCGGAACATCCCTCCCTCTTCGATTGCCATCAGCTAACCTCCAATGCTGTCTTCGTGGTACATACGATTCCCTGCGGTGTGACCTTCGCGGTCTTCTGGGCTATCTCGGTCACAACGGATATCTTGTGTTGTGTTGATCTGCCGCCTACGATATCGCCGATGTCGTAATCCCCTGATGTGGCATCCTTCAGGGAGCAGGTCAGCAGCTTCTTCTGGGTTTCTTTTCGTCGTTTCTCTATGGCCTCTTCCAGGTCTTCCTTCTCAGCACTTGGGGAGTCGTATATCTCCATGATGTGCCGCACGCCGAAGAGCACCTGTTTAAGTGACTTATTGCCCTGGGCATCCGCATATCCATTGACCGCGATACGGGCGGCACCTTCACCCTTCCCGAGACCTAGCCAGTGGTTGGTTAGGCGCTGATCCCTGATCTTGAACCGTACTGAGTCGCCATCTATGCCGTCATCCACGTAGTCTCCGCGTGCTGTGGCATAGACCAGGCATTTTCTGATAGATCCGTCATAGCGAAACATGAGCTTAGCCCCTACTGAGGCGCACATCTCGCATATGGCTTCGTAGCCATAGCGGTTTCTGATGCGGTAGTTGGCCACCATGAAGCCGGAAGGCGTATCAGGAGCTGCCATCCTGTCAGAAAAGCCTTGACGCTCTATCAGTGCGCCAATGATTGTGTTGAGGTCTCCATTCAGCACTAGATGAGACTGTTCGGAATCTGGCACGATCACCGTGCCTTGTAGCATTCCCTGCCAAGTCCTTCCTGTGGCAGTCACGAACTTCCGAGAGGTGTCTATCTCCAATCCATCAACGATGCCACCGAATTCTGTGCCATCGAGCATCAAATACCAGTCTTTCGCTACGCCAATGCTTGCAGGGATATCAAGAGAGAAATCGTTCCTATCTCCACCAACGATGAAATCACCTTTGAATTTCCCGATGGTATCGACCTCATGCCCGTAGGGATCTGCGTATATCAGGAGAGGTTCTGGCATGGGGATAGCCTCTCCTCGTACATGGTCACTTCGATGTTATACGCTCCTGACCAGGAGGTTTCACTTCTCCCAAATTGCGCTTCAAGGAACAAACAAGACTCCT